CGGAACGATCCCACATTCACGTTCCACGCGCATGAGGTCATCAATCACGCAAGGCTGCGGCAGCGCGATCAAACAATCGTCCCCACAAACGATCACATCGCCCTTTAGCCCATTTGCAATGAGTGCCTCACACGCGATCACGGCGTTAATGAGAGAATTGCCGAGCGAGGTATCGTTATGCCCGGATTTAACCGTGGCACCAACACGATAAGCCAGCAAACCCTCCGCAAACACGCCGAAACCGCGAACATCCACGCACTTGGCCATACGATCTGCGAAATCAGGCAAAATGCGTTCATACATTCGCAAGCGCCACTCAGAGTGTGTGTAACCCATACTCGAGTCCCACTTCACTCCGTCGCGCTCATAAAACCACCGACAGCCATAACCAACAACAATGGTCATCCAATCACCAAGATCGAGGGAATTCATTCCGGTTGCAATGGTGATAAACACACCAGGAGCCAATTCAAGGCGATCAAACAGTGCACTAACTGCAATCTGGATCGCATAACAATCTGGCCCGAGGTTGGCTTGGGTGGCAAGGTTGCGATACATCTGGATGATCCGCACCTTCGCATCGCTGAAGTACAACTCACGCTTCACGATGATTTTGGTGCGGTCAAAAGCGACGGTGTCGTCACGCAACGATATCTCGAACTCCAAACGACGACTAAGGGCCCACTTCTCGAGCCACCATGGGTAACCACGCCCAAGGTTAAGCGCCGCCATACCACGAATGATGGGGCACAAATCGAGAATGAGACCTAACGCAGCAGGAGCACGGATAGGAGGGGGAGGAAATGGCAACATGTGACGTGTGACTAAGCCACGCAAAGCGTTACAGCCACACGACCGTGCCACTTGCACCATTCGGCCAGTCCAACCCAGCAGCTCGGCCCCGACTTGATTCTGAGTTGCACAAACTGCCCGAGGACGGGCAAGGATAGCAGCATGTGACCCGACAGTAAGGTCGGTTGGGACACCAAGACACACGGTGTCAGTCACACAACAATTCAGACGGTACGCGCCCAAAACATTGGGCGCTACAAATTCAAGCGAGGCAAGGCGGCCTAAAGGGGTTAGGCTGGCCGAAAGAAGTTTGGGGTGAGGTGCGAAACGTGACGTGGGGCAAACGCCAAAGCACAGCCCTCGAGCAACACGCACACACTCACACAAAACGGCATGGACATAAAGAATAAGCCATGTCGATTATGTAGCCACGACCACACCAGGAAAGCGAGACTCAACACAAAATAAGTCGCACGATACCAGCGTAGCCACGGTTGCACCTCAAACTTACGGTGCCACGCACGCCGAACGGGGAGATCGCGAATTGCGAAGTCGGCACTAGCCAGCTGTGCCGCACGGTATTCACCGGCTGAGGTCACAACTGTTGCTACGGCAGTGCGGTAAGGGACCTTACACGTGCGCACGACGGCACGAACGGCATCAGCAACGGCAGTTGCGACGACCGGCCCGGTGCCACCAATGCTGAGCCCACCAATAGTTTGGTTAGCCACTTGCACAAGGTCCTGTTGGGATTTGTCTGCCAGGCCAGAACCAACGTCACTGACCGGCGACCGAAAATCCCAACGTGGCAAAGAACCCCACACGCTCTCACAAACAATGAGACGATAGACCACGAACGGTCCGCGTTCGAGTTCTTTGCTGGACTGGAATGACTTGCCATTGGCAAGCTGGAAGCCAGACTCAAGCAGGGGTTGGACGTCACGAACACGCATGACTTTACCACCACCAACAGGCTTGATGTCGACATCAGTGCCGACACGCTTCCAATCGAGCTCATCACCAAATGCTCCGCAATCCCCGTCAAAAAGGGGAGTCGAAACCAAGATGGTGTCGCTGCGTTGAAACACATCCCAATCACACTCTTTGAAAATCTGAGCGGCGAATGCCACCATCACACCACGCGCAACACCACGAAGGTGGGTGCACGTGGCAGGGTTATGCCGGCAGAAAGTCAAACCACGACTGGGCATCTTCCAGGTGTCATCATCAACCTTGTCGGTGACGTCACGCAGCGCAGCCCATTGTATCTCAGAATCGGGGTCAACAACGAGACACAAGGCATGCGTAACGCGACCAGCATAGGCGACCGACGCTAGTGCTGCACCAACGTCGAAGACACGAGGACACGCAGCCAGCTCGGCCAACATGTATTTTTCACACGCGGCACGAGCCCGAGCGAACTTGGGATTGGCATCGCCGACCATGGTGGCCAGGCCGACACCACTCCAAGTTGGGTCGCGAAAGAGCCGACCCTCGACAGCTTGCCGCTCACGACGAGCAGCAATGTCGGCCAACGCTTCATCGCACAACGGCGGCCGACGCGCACGGGGGGGACCCGTGCGACCAAAGAGGTGGGCAACTTTCCCGAAGATGCGCGTTGTGAAGGTGCGAGAAGCAACGGGCGGTAGGGGCGGTTTCACGCGTGGGTCAGACGCGGGCATGAGAGCACCGCGTGGTAAACACCACACGTACTCCCGATGACAGGCCGACGGTCCAGCTGCAACCATGTGCCGCACAAGTGTGCGGCGCACTTCAGGTGTGCACGTGTTGGGGTTGACAGGGACCAATGGCGCTTCACCATGTTCCTCATCTTCATCTTCCAACTCACGGACGCGACGCGCCGGTGGATGTCGGCGCGGCGCGATATACGTGGTTGGGCCGTCACTTGTCTGCACCGAACCCATAAGAACAGAGGGCATAAGGTGCGGACCTTGGTCAGCTGGCGTAAGAACAGGGCCGGCGGAAGCAAGTTGAGAGGCGGACGAGGAGGAGGGGGGGAGGTGAAGTGCGGGGGGGGTGCTGTGCGGTG